GCATATCCTGCGGATAGTTGTCCATAACTACAAAGGTTACCCCGTGCAGCCTTGCATAGGTACATACATCCTCAGAGAAACTCTGCAAACTTGCACCACGATTATCGGCATCCTGGATGAATGTGCCGAATAAGGTAGTTTCGGGGTCCACGTCTGTACCCGCTGTATCCGTAAGTAAACGGGTAGCTTCATCTACGAATACAGGCTCGATCAGTGCCCTGGTTATGGGGCGTATATAGTTCCTATAGGCAGATAGTTGTTTCCTATTTGTAAAGAACATTTCTCTTGTGTGGGGTACAAGATAATTACCGTCCCTGAATCCCCCGGTGCCCTCGTAGGCGTGGGTCATGAATAGATATGGGTTGACACTTAATATATTGGTTGCTGTATTCGTGTCATCCACTCTTGGATCTACCCTTGCTTCTACATCAAACTGCTTCTCACTCATGATTCTACTCCTTGTAAAATTATTACTTCTCTTGGCTCAATCTTTTATTTGAAAGGTTTACATATTCTATCTTCTGATCTATCCCTATATACCGCCTATTAGTCCTGTAGGCTGCTATGGCAGTTGTACCAGATCCTATAAAAGGATCGAGGACGGTATCTCCTTCTTTGGTCATTAACTTTATAAAGAATTCCGGTAATCCTACAGGATAAGCTGCCGGATGCCCTATATTCAAAGAAGAGGATGGTAATGTTATCACATTTGATGGTCTTACTAATTCCACAGTAATACGCTTAGACATGTTCATCCCTGAACCATTATTTACATTATGCGCCCCTTTATTTTTACGACGCTCATTCGTCCCCGCATATTTACTTGTAGATTCTGCTAAGACATTATTAGGGAAGAACTGATAGTTAGGTGTTTTTGCGAAATGTAAACATCGTTCAAAACCATCTTTTAATCTTTTCCTGGAACCAGTAGGGAATGGATTAGTTTTGTTCCATATAAATTCGTCAACATATATAAACTCTTTTGATAACAATAGAATGGTCTCCAATACATAAAGAGATCTCACCCCTTTATTAACGTGCTCTTTTATGTTAAGTATAAACGATCCGTGTGGCTTAGTTACTTTCATTATCTCTCGTGTACGCATTAGCATCCATTCAGGGAAATCCTTTTCAGATATCCCACCGTAAGTGCCTGAACGCTGCTGGGCATAAGGTGGAGAGGTCACGGTAAGATCTATGACCTCTCCCTCTTGCTTGTACAAAGAAGAGAGATACTCAGAGCAATCAGAGCACACTATAGTATCTATTTTCATTTACACCTTCTCTTGGCTATCTCACAATACTCTTTCTCTTTGTCAATAAGAATAAACTTAAACTATAACAACTTCTATACCTTGCGCAAAATTATAGAAATATCTACAAGCTTCTTTAAATCCTTCAGGACTGTAAACAGCCGATGCCGTTTTGTATAGCTGTGAGAACTCATCCAGCCTATCAGTTAATTCCCAACCATAGCCTATTGTGATAAACTGCAATCTCTTCATGTCCCTATGCGCCCTATCCGATAGCCCTGTAGGTCCTGTTATTGTTATCCTTTTTAAGTCCGTGTGCAATGTTACTTTCATACTGTCTCCCCTTGTTAAAACTTCATCTTTACAAACTGAGCGTTCTGCACTGCACCACTATATCTTTTTACAGCATAACGAAGCGCATCTAATAAATGACACCACTTGTCAACTGGATGGTTAGTAGGCTTACCCTCTCTATCCTTCTCCCACCTGTAATTACGCAACTCCTTTATCAAGTTCGTAGAATCCTTGGTAACATACAGCTTACGGGTCTTTACCCAATCTATCCCGCTTGTAATGGAATCCTTCCCCTTAACACTCGGCTTAACTATCCATCCCATCCTACATAACTCCACTATACTCTTAGGCTCAGCACAGTCAGCGTATATGAGGTCGCTATGCTTCCTTATGTTACATCTTGACATGTGCTCACTTATATCCTGGTTGGTCATACCCAAGTCGTACATCAACTCGTTCATGTATATACTCGAACTACTTACGCATACCTGTACCAAAGCAGCTACATCATTGCTGAACCCGAAGTCTAACCCGTATACCCTGGGTAGGTCTGGCATAGAATCTATCTGGGAGAACTGGGGATAAACTAATCCCTCCTTAGAACCTACTTCTCCCTTACCGTAAACCTTCCACCAATCTGTCTCATTACCCAGGGCATCGTATCTCCTTGACTCAAGGGAACGGATGATACTCTTGTCAAGGTACTGGTTGTCAAGATAGGTGCTTACATCGAACGCTACATCAGGTTTACCAATAAGAAACTCGTGAGCCCAGAACTCACTTGTCGGGTTATAGTCTAATATAATCCTTCTCCGTGTACGTATCTCCAGTTGTGTATAGGTCTCATAGTCTATGTTGTTGCACTCATTTACAAATAGTATATCTCGTCTCGGGCCTCTCACCTTGCTTGGCATATCAGCCGAGAAGAACTCTATGGTACACTTGCCAATCGTGTAGGATAGATCGCTCTTGTTGTGAGCCTCTTCATCATACGAGTCACCCAGTATGTTCATAAAGTCTCTATACGCACCACGCTTAAGGGCTGGTAAGGTCTCACCTACTATGGATATGAACAAGGGTACAGGTGAGTTAGATGCTATGTATATCAGGTATTGCAATGCACTAAAGGTCTTGCTTGACGAACTGCCACCTTGTAATACTATCACCCTTGACTTATGGTATGATACTATTCTGTCAAAGACCTTAGTAGTTCGTATGGTAGTACCTGGACCCTCCTTCACCTTGACAGGTTGGGCGGCTTTACTTCTGGAGTACCAAGGGATATTGGCTGGATTATAGTTACCCATTACTTTCCTCTTCGTCAAGCTCGCCATCTGTGGTATCTGTCTCTATCACTTGAGCCTCTTCTGTAATAGAAGATAGAGCCTCCTTCAATCCCTTATCAGTATCCTTATTACTTATGATAATATTAATCGTGTTACCCTTAGACTCTTGACGAGCGGGTATATCTGTCCACCCTCTATTCTTCAACCAGAATATAGAGCCACCATGATTACCTGACTTACTTAGATTCGCCTCGTGTAAATTCTCAAAGTAAGCCGCTGCTTTACGCATAACATCACCATATCCTGGAGGTAGCCAAGAACCTGGCTTCAGTACGACATTACACATGTGCATCCTGTCATTGAACCCTAACCATAAAGCAAGCCCGGTGAGTGTGGGGATTCTATTATCGGAGGACCCATCATAGGAGGTGAGGTATTGCTGGATGTGATCTGTCAACTTCTCTACTGTCGGGAATGATGTAAAGAATTTAGCCTTTACAGGTGCGTACTTGAGCCACTTCATATCCTGTGCAAGGATACCCTTGATTACCGTGCGCTCATCTGCTCCTGATGCCGCTCTTACTACCTTAGCCCTGGTCTCTTCGCTTTGGTAAACGTGCTTCTTACGAGGCTTCTTCTGGGGTTTGCATAGTATCGTGGGATCATCTATTAGTTCGTTTACATCGTCGTCAGAGAAATCTGCATCCTGTGCCATACCGTCCTCCATGGGAATAAGAGCCTCTACTCCAGGTAAAGGTAAATTGTATTATAACCTTTATTTAGAGTCTACTAAAGTTATCTGTTTAAGCCAGGCTCGGTAGAGGGTGCGCATCTTAGCCTGACTCTGGCCCACCGCCTGTATGCTTATACCCAGCTTAGATGCTATCTCAGAGTGGGTATTCCCCAACATACTAAGCTTTAGAACCTCGACATCCGTGGCAGTTCGCCATAACTTCAAATCCCTCTTACGCTTATACCAGCTAAAGAACTTAAAGATATCATACTTAGCCTCTACTGCGCTTGCGGTTTCATCCATTTGAGTCACCTGTGGGTGGATTGTTATTGTGTCAAGTGAGCCCTGTCTCTTGTCAACCCATTTACTATAGGTAATGTACCCTGGGATGTTCTCCCTATACCAGTTGGTTATGGAAGTATGTAGTATATTGCATATATGGGTCTTATAACTGGCTAACTCAGGGTCGAATTTGTCAAGTACTTTGTATTTAATCATTCTGTAAAGCAGGTGCTGCCATACATCATCCACATAATCCCTCGTCTTAAGTCGGTTTACAATCCACGAATAGAGGATATCCTTGTTTACTCGTGAGAACTCCCCTATGTCTCTCGTTTCTGTCAACTGTGGCGCTGGCTTGGTCAAATAGAGTCTCCATTTTACGTGGGTTTAAGCGTAGAGCCTTCCCAGAATCCGTCCACCAGTGGGCAGATTATTGAGGGTCTATGCTTGTAGAGTCTATAGCTCTCGATGGGCGCTGTATATAACCTAATATACCGCAAAACTAAAGTAAATTCAACATAAATCGGTAATATTTTCCGATTTCGGTAACTTAAACGCTAAAGTGTCTATCAGTTGGGAGGAGTTTCGAGACACTTAGAGGGTTAAGAAGGAACCGAGACGGGTGAAGGAAGGGCTCACTACAGGTTGTATATGTATTAGTTGACCCCTATAGGTGGTATATGGGGTGGATTGACCCTATTATATAGGGTTGGTGGGG